CTCCTAGTTTAAAGATATAGTCCTCTAGGGGGTCTGCCAAGCCAGTCTATATCAGTTAATAATTCTTGGTAATTACAGTATACATAAAAAAAGGGGACTATGTAAGTCCCCTCATACACCTTTTAGGGAGTGGTGTTTTTATTATGCAGCTCCAGGAGAGCCAAAGATACCTCTTGGATCAGAGAAACCAAAAGAATATCTTTCCCTTGCTTTAAATCTTACATTTCCTGTATCGAAGTCACCTTCAATAGCAGTTTTGATTGGGCTTCTTACGAACATTTTTAATCCGTTAGGAGCGTCAGTCATAATGAAGAAAGCATCAGTATCAGTCAAGAAATGATTTATTCTATAACCTTGTGGGATCATTCCCATTGAAGCCATAGCGTTAATATCATTATCAGCTGTACCGACTCTTTGTGGAGACTTCATAATTCTTTCAGCAGTAAATTGTAATTCTTTTGGAATTATTAACTTTACGCCTTGTAATGAAATCTTTAAACCTCTCTCATCAGTCATCGCAGCGATGTCAATTAATGACTGCTCTAATGATGTTTCAGATAAGTCAGCAGCTGTTGCTAATTCATTTGCCATTGTACCACCACTTAATAATGGATGAGCGTCAGAACATAATTCTACACCATCACCACCTTTAAATGATGAATTGAATGCGTTGTTAAGAACATTTGCAGCTTTTACTTGCTTAGTATTTGACATACTTCTTGCTAAAGCTCTAGTGTATCTTGCAGCCAATCTGTCATACAAATTATCTTCGATTGCTTCTTCAGTAATCGCAAAAGCCATAGCGATGGTCTCATGTGTATACCTTGCAGTAAAAGATTCATTTGCATCATCAAATTGAACAGCTCCACCCTCTGCTTTCACAGGAGCAGATCCAAAACCACTTAACATTACTTCTTCTTCAAAAGCTCTGTCAGATGCTTCAGTTTCAAAAATTTCTGCATGTTCATTTTCGTACCTGTTATATTCCAAACCGAAAAGTGCGTTCAAGCCTGGTTCTAACTCTTTAACTAGTTGGGTTCTTGATATTGCCATAAATTAATCTCCTATATACCAGTTGTAAGCGATGTAGTCTCAGAATCATATCTTGACGCATTCGCATTAAAATGAGCATTAATCCTAACAATATAAGGTATACCTGCTACAGTAAAATCAGAGTTTTCAGGATCTTCTTGAATACCAACGATTCTTAAAGTGTGTGTAGCGGTCGTTGCTGCTGTACTTGTATCAAGAACACCAGTAGATATACCAGTTGTATTATTACCTGCATTTGCATTTACCATTTCAGCGTTAGCAAAAATATTAGCTCTGTGAAGAGCCTCAGTATTTGTGCTACCATCTAAATCAGATGCAACTACAAACAATTGATTAGGATCATCATAAACAAAAGCCTTTACTGGGTGATTTGAATCAGCTCCAGATCCAGGCCAGTTATTAGAGAAAATCTTTTCTCCAGTGGTACTAGATACATACTCACAACCATAAAAAACTCCAAGAATAGCTACGCCATCAGATCCACCAGTAGTGTCCCCTACGATGTCAATGACTCCTGCTGTTAAAGGTTTAACAGGCGACCCTTGGTAAATTCTATTGGAGTTGTCAGAGGCTATTCTGTATTCTGTAGTACCAGTACTATTATAGTTTGATCCCAATTTGTTAAGAGGTCTCAAACCAAAAGCTACGTTACTATTAGCCATAATTTTTTCCTTTTTTTAAATTAACAATTAACTCCCTTTACGAGAGCCTCCAAAACTTACCCTTGACTGTCTGTCAATATTGACAGGCATCTCAGGACGTTGTTCCCTTAGAATATCGTTATCAACGGCTTTAACTTGATCAGAAGTAATGCTTTGAAAATACTTCTTGCGTTGTTCGATTATTTCTTCAGGTATCCTTGCCAACACAAGGCCACCAACCCCAATTAACCCCTGATATTGACCTTGTTGTATCACTGGATAATCATGATCTCCAAGCTGATTTTTAACTTCTTCAGCTCTAACGAACTCCCAGCCTTCTCTTAATTTTTTAGATACATTACCTGTATCCATGTAACCAAGACTTTCGGTTCTTATCCAACGATGCTTAAAGCCCTGTGGTGCAGGGGGTGCATCCAGACTTGATGGTGGAGTCCAAGGTTTGTTTCGTACTTCTTTTGTTTCACTTGAACTGCGTGAGGTTCTTGCTTTATTATTCATATTTTTACTCCTTCACGAATTTAGCGTATTCTTCTAATGGCACCCCTAGTTTTTTAGCTATCGCTACTTGTGATCGGGTGAGAGTCACTTTTCTGCGTCCTTCTTGTTTACGCCCCGCTGAGGCAACCGTCTGGACGGGTTTTTTTTCTGCCGAAAACTTCTGAGGAAAATACTCAGTGAGTTTTCTGTCTATCTCATTGTAATACTCATCGGACTCTGAGTCAAACCCCTGACTCACTAAATCTTCATGAATCCCATATGCAGCATTAGTCATGACTTTGTCTTTACCAAACCATTGATTTTTATCTGCCCAGCTTTTTGCTCTTTCACTAGGCTCTGGTCTTTTTGGTTGTGGTTGTTCAACAGGTTGTTTTACTTCCTGTTCCTTTTGTTTCTTTTGTTGTTCCTTTTGTGCTGTTTGTAATCTTGCTTTTTCTTTTTCTACTGCTAATTGTGTTAACTTATCATTAGCTTCCATAATTTTATCTGAATCTTGCTCTTCAATAGCTTTCTTTAAAACATTTTTTACTTGCTCTCTTTGACTATCTACTCTTGCTTCATATTCTTTTAAATAATTGTCATCAGATGTTGTAAATTTTTGTTCAGCGTCTTGATATTTCTTTTGTAAACCTTTTGCATAATCCAAAGCAGCTTTTTCTCTTCTTTCTGCTTCTCGCATTTTTCTTGTAAGTCCATCTATTCTTTTTTGAACTTTATTAGACATTGACTGAAGATCATCACCTTCTTCTTTGACTTCAGGTTCTGTTTTTTCTATCTCTGCTTTTGTATCTTTTTTGACAGGATCTGAATATCCTAAATCAACTTCTTCAAGAACAGGTTTCTCTTCTTCTTTTGTTGCATTTGATACTTCTAATGTTTCTTCTTTAACATCATCAATATCTAATTCTATTTGTTCGTTTGTATTAGCCATGTTATCTCCTTAAAATAATGCCAGAATGTCTTCTGGTTTTTTTATTGTTCCAATAATCTCATCATCATTTAAAATTCTATGCTCACCAAATTTAGTTTTAAATCTAGCTCCAGCATATCTACCATAAATAACAAATTGTCCTTCTTTGCACCAAGGCCCATCTGGAAATTTTTCTTTGTCTTTATAACAAAGGTCACCCATTTTAACTACAAGTCCAACAACAGTTGTCATTTGGATATTCTCTTGTGTTTTATCAGATAAATATACACCACCTTCTGTTTTGTTATTTCCAGAGTATGGTCTTACTAGTAATCTGTATCCGACTGGATTAGGTATTATTTTAAGATATTCTTCGGTTTGTTTTGCACCTTTTGGTACAAGTATTTTTTCTTCACTTTGTAAATAGCGTTTAGGTTTTATTAAAGTCATCTAAATCGTTCTCCTTTTTAAGCAGGTCATTAAGATCCCGTAGCAATGCTTCATAAGCACTGAGTTTTCCTTTAGCATACTGCAACTTTTCAATTGTGTCTATACTGTAACATATATCTTCTTTTACATCTTCCAACTTTTTTCTGATAATACGTCTAAATTGTTGAATGGTTTCTATATCAAGCATATATTCTTAAATCACTTTTTGGACCAAGTTTCTTTCTATGACGCAACGCTTTTGTTTTGTATCTACGTTTAATTTTCTTGGTTTCAAGTTTGACAAAATGATTAATTCTTTTTGCCATATTAATAAGTAATAAAAGCTAAAAAAAACATTGTAATGATAACATAAATTACAAAATAAACTGTTAATCTATCATCATCTTTCATTTTTTCATATTCTCTCTAGCAATTCCTTTTGACTTCTCGAAGGATCTCATCGCTCCGAGTCCTAGAAGGCTCATAACCAGCGTGACGAGCCCCTCCATTTCCAAACTTGGTGGCATCAAATCAGGATTAAACATACTAGCAAACCAATTTAAAATCGGTCCTATGAAAAACTGCCATAGTAACCCCAAACAACAGACCCACATTATTGCGGGGCGGGCTCCGCTTACAAACAAACTAGGATGTTTAGCTTGTTCCTTGTTTACTTCTATTTGTCCTTTTGCTAATTCTTGAGCATGCTTTTCTGCTAAAGTAGATAGCTTATAAGCTATCTCATTTTTTTTATCTTTATCTTCAATAAATTTTCCAAGCAGTTTAGTTGCTGGACCTATTAGTGCTGTTAATGCCATTTTTTTTATCCTTTTCCTTTCTATCCCAACATAGTTGACAATAAAATTTAAACTTTTCATAATCTACGGCAGGGTTTTTACAAAAGCTACATTTTTTGTGAGATATCGCTAACTTCCATGCTTTATCAAAGGTTCTCATTATTTCTCTTGTAAATAAGTTTGCGTTCACCCTCTCGTATTTTATAAAAACCTAATTTACTTAAAGACCAATCAATTGTCTTTGTATTATATGTTTTGTAATCATCTAAAATAATTAAACTTTCATCTTCCATACATCTCATAAAAAAATTAATCTCGTGATTAACTGCATTAGTAGTATGAGGTCCATCTAAATGCACTACTGAATATGTATCTTTCATATACACTTGTCCATCAATACTTATGGGATAACCATTTTTCATCGTTTCAAAAAAATAAGTATCTGGAAATTCAAAGAAAGCAAACTCTTTATACTTTACTAAATCATACAGTGTTTCCACTTTCATATTATCTGTATAATCTGCTGTGTATGGAGGTCTGTCATCATAGTGTTGATAATTTAAATTGCCATAAGGATCAACAGCTATATGTCTATAATACTCTGCACCTTTAGCGATCACAGCGTCCATAATAGTTTTAGAACCTAGTCCTCTACGTAAACCTATTTCACAGGTTAATACTACAGAAGGTAATTTTAATTTTTGTATTTCTTCTGTAATAAATTCGTATTCTGTAGAGTCACCTGCAATCATTTAACACCAATAAATTTTTTCCCTTTTACTTGTATATTACTTATACCTTTAATATCACTTTTTACACCATTTTCTCGATAAGGACAACCTAAATTTGAAAGAGCTCCAATTTGAAACCCTTCTATTTTATCATGTAACTCTTTTACTTTAGCTTTACTTACTACAGACATTTTACCATTTTTAAAATAATCTATTTTCATCCCTTGTGAGTCTGGACCTTTATTAGGTGGTGAACCAAAACGCTTACCCGCCACTTCTACCTCCTTTGATTATGTCATTTGCTACTTTTGTAGCTGCAATCTTTGTTTTATCATCAGCAACACGAATTCTTTCCTTAGCTTGTGCTTCCTGATCCTCTCTTTTCATCTTCTCAAGATCAAGTTTTTGATCAAATTCACCCATTTTTCTCATTTCTTCTTGCTGAAACTCCATATTACGTCTTTGCATGTCCATTGCACGTAAATCTAGCTCTCTTTGCTTCAATTGAACTAAATCATCACCTTTTCCTGTAATTTCTTCTGCTTTTTGTAGCTCTTGTGTTAACTCAGCGGTACGTAAAGCAACCATACTGTCAAATTCTACCTGAAATAGCTCTGGATTTTGATCTTTCATCGCCATCAAGTCAGGTCTTTGTGTTGTAATAATCGCTAATGCCTGTGCTCTTGCTTTCATAGACACATGTTCAGCAACATGAGCGTGTAAAAGTGCATAAACCATCGGATTTACCTGCACCATACGAGTATTTATAAATGCCATGTGTGATACGATGTGTGCATCGTGGTTTTGTGTGGTAAAAGCTTTTGGAACTTGCATTCTAAGAGCCTCTGCATTCTCCAAAGCTGGATCTTTTGGTATTTTTGGAGGTTCTGGCTTCAAAATTTGATCGATTTGTTTTGTTCCAAGTGCTTCATACACCCTTCTAAATGCTTCTCGCATGTTATGAAGCTGTGGAGCAGCCTGTGCTACACGTAACTGCTCCATAGCAAGCGTGACCCTTTGACTAACGGAGAAGATATTAGGGTCCGCATATGGTATAACATCAATATCTTCACTAAAATCTGCTGCTTTAACAAATTGATTACCACCATAAGTCGCATACGGATAAATCGGAGGAAGATATTCGCTAAAAATCTCATGCAACAACTTAAATTCTTGCTTCATTGCATAATAACAACGCTTATGTATTGCACTCATGACCCGTGAGCCTTGTTCCAAGAGTGCTAATGTTGTTCCCACAGCTCTGTTTTGTGTATCATTACCCACTTTCATGTCAGCAATAGAAGCGAAACGCTGTCCTGCTTGCACGACAAAGCCTAGTAAATTCATTAAAGTAGGACTTGGCTCTTTGAAGGGGAGGATTTGAAACTGATCTTTAATGTTTCCGCCAGGTGCGTCTACGTCTCTGAATTCACCAGGCTGAAAGGGCTGATCATCATCCCTTATTCGGATACCACGGCTCTTGAATCCCGCTGGTAAATTACTTAAAGTACCTGCATCTAATAGTTGTCTTAGTGCAGCAGTAGCAGTTTTTGATAAACCACCGATCATGTGTATTAGTCCAAAACCATAAAAACCTAAACCTGGTAAAAATTTGAAATGTACAAAATATTCTCTGCGTCTAAACAGTTCATCATCAGGTCTGTAGTTTCTATATATACTTAGTATTCTACCTGAACCTTCATCAATCGTTACGATGTAAGGAATCTTAATTCTTTTCTCATCATCTGTTGATGTGTATTCGTCTAAATCTAAATCAACATGCATTTCTAAAATGTTAAATTGATAGTCATCACCTAATGAAGTTCTTGATATACCTTCTATCTCATTATACTTATCTTGTATCTCATCTTCTTCATCAGCATTTAATAAATCTACGTCACGGTAAAAACCTGTCTTTTGTTTTTTCAAGATATCATTTTCACTCATCTTTACAACGTGTGTAATTCTTTCACACTCATGTAAACTTGTAGTGTAATAAGGAACAATCAAATCTTCCGCAGCAACAAATTTACTTACTGCTCTTTTCATTGTGTCATCATAATAAATCTTTTTGAAAGCAGAACCTGCTAAAGGTAAATAAAATAATAATTGATCAAAATCTGGAGTGTACTCTTCCATCTGATTTAGGATCATGTAATTCATAAACTCTTTTACACGATTAGCTTGCATGGTTCTTTGCATATTCTTCTCGCCAACAACCATCGTCTTGACTGGCCCTTCGGCAGGAAGAAGTTCTTTATAGGCTTGTGCCTGAAACTGTGTTACTGCTTCTGCAAGTAAAGGATGTGTTACACCAGATGCACCTTTAAATGGTTGACCCTCATCTGAATATTTAAAACCTAATAAATCTAATCCACTAATGTAAGACTTTTCCCAATCACCTCTGGACTCTCTATCTTTTTTATAATCAGAAACCAAATCTTTTGACAGGTGAGCTAAACTTCTATCATCCATTGAGTCTGCAATATTTTCAAAAAAATCTTCTTCTTCCTGTTCCTCCTGCTGCATCATCTCCATGCCTTCTTCAGTCGGCTCTTCAACAACTACATCTACAGGCTCTTCTCTATTTTCTTGCAGATCAACAACGTCACCATCTTTATCTGTTACTTCAATGTTTTCTTCTATCATGTTATTCTCGTTTTTTTATTTCTACCTATCTTGGTGTTTACTGTTACAAAAGTTCCATTTTTAGCTTGCGTCATTTGACCAATCGATTGTACAGGTAATGCATATTGTTGTCTAACTCTAAAATCTGCTTTTCTTTTATCAACCGCAAGTCTATCTAGTAAATCATAAGGTTGTTCTACTGGAGGAGCATCACTACCTGGATTAATCATTTTCATTGGATCTCCACCACCAGGTAAAAATTTTTCTAAAGCTTGTTGTTTTATTTTTGCTCTGTATGCTTCTCTTAACGGATTGTCTGCTGTGGCTGTTTTGTTGGTATCGTCTTTTTGAGTTATTACTTTAGTCTCATCTGTACTTTTAATAGCGGATGTTGTAGCACTTGATTTAGAAGAAGTTTTTTCTGTTTCAATATCTTTTGTTTCTTCATCTATTTCATTTTTAATTTTTTCTATCTCAGGTCTGTAATTGAAATCTGTCCTAGCCATTTGATTCTCCTAATAGTAGTTGTACTCTTTAGGTGGTAAATCTTCATTGTCCACATAATCTGAGTATAACTCAATAAAGTTCCCTTGTCTGTACCTTAACACAGCTTGTGTGGTTGAATCAACATAGTCATCGTATTGTCCGTGTGGAAAAGCTGCACATTCGTCAATTACATCATCTGCGAACTTCTCACCATGTGGATACCACACCTGACCACTTTCAAATAATGGAGCACAGGAGTTTACTCTGGTATGTTTGTCATTACCTTTACTGGGTGTAAACGGCACTACTGGTATACCCATTCTTCTAAATTCTTGTGTCAACGGTTCACCACTAGCTTTTTGTTCTATCACAATTGTTTCAGGTTCCCAATATTTATAGGAATCTAATGCTACAGCTTTAAGTTCTGGAAAATCAAATTTACCCTTCATAGCATCTAATAATATCATATGAGGAGGACCACCTTCTTCAGGATGAAATATACCCCATGTGGTAATAGCAGAATAATCTGCTGTTTCTTTTTTACTAAACGCTGTATCATAACTTTGTATTACATGCATTAAATTAGGTATGCCACTTCCTTTCCAAGGTTGCCACCATTCTCTTTTTAATATCGCTCCCTCATCAGATGTTGGCTCTTGCATATATTGAGCTGTCCAGTTTCTAATAGGAACAGAAGCTTTTATTTTTTCTAGTTCATCTATCTCCCAGTACTCAGGCCATACTGGATTACCTGAAGGCAAGATTGCAGGAAAACTAATTTGTCGCCAATTATCCGCTTTAGGTTCTGTTTGAGCCTTTAATAATCTTCCCGTCAAATCATCTTCTGCCCATCTTGTCATAACTAATAATATTGAGCCTCCTGGTTGTAATCTTTGTCGTGGTCCTGAGGTATACCATTCATATGCTCGCTCCATTGCAGCATCGGACATTGAGTCTTGTTCCGTGTGTGGATCATCAATAATCAACAAGTCCGCACCACGACCAGTTATTGATGCTCCAACTCCAGCAGCGTAGTATTCTCCACCGTGGTTCGTTTCCCATCGTCCTTTTGCTTTTGAGTCTTCTCTCAACTTCACATCGCCAAAAATTTGTTTGTATTCTTTTGAATCAATAATATTACGAACCTTACTACCAAAACGCACGGCTAATTCTGTATTGTGTGAGACTTGCATAATTTTCATTTTTGGAAACTTACCAATGATCCACGCTGGGAAGTATACAGAAGCGAACTCAGACTTTGTATGTCTTGGAGGCATATTTATGATGAGCCTCCCTTTTTTATTTTTTGCAACTTCTGTAAATTCATTTGCAATTATTTGATGGTGCCCCCATTTTTTTGGGTCCCTCTCTTTTCTGCAAATAAAATCGGGCCAGATCTCTTGGACAAAATATAAAAAATTATCTTGACATAACCTTATGTGTTGCAGGAACAACTTCTCAACTTGCATTCTCAATTGATCTGTTGTTAGTAAATCAGCTTTCATATGACCCTTATACACTATCTAGAATTAAATCACAATATTTGCATGTATATAACTTAGCCTATAGGCTTGTGCAAAACACGCAGCCCCCTGTAACGTGACAAAAAAAA